AGTAGAGGGTATCATAGTTTTCGTCTTCTGTAAATATCTCATATTGGTAATATTCCATAGTTTCTGAGTCTACTCCCGAAGAAGAAACAGCAGAAAGACAAACACCACATAAATCCAAAAAATCACCATGTGCATCCTTTTTAGTCAACTCAGACTCTTCTAGTATTCTATTACAGGCCTTACAGCGCATCTCTCCAGTCCTCCCCATGTATCTCAATCATTAGTTTCTGTAGGTGTCTAGCGTTGAGCCTAGAGTATTTACGTTGGCAGTCCAAGCGAAACATCTCAGTTTCAAACTCAACTATGTGTTCGATCATGGCTTGCTCCTCTGGGTCTCTGGGAGGCTCTGGTAGGCCTCCAGAGTCCCCCTCATAGTAACCCTTCTCGTACTCTTCAAATGTCATTGTAGGCCCCCTGCATCCGTTGTATAAGCTCGTCGATGATCTTTTGCTCCTCCTCCTTCCACTCCTCAATATCGTCAAGGCCCTCGTAGTCCTCAGCTTCCAGTGTGTCGTAGTAGTAGTCGTGCGCTTCTTCCCATGATTCTCTAGACATTGTCATTGTCCTCTGTCAGTATGTGTACAGCTATCCAAAGGGAGAGCAGAGGGATGCCCACTACCCACCCGAAAACCAGAGCATAAAAGCCCCAGAAAAATATGTCGTTAATCATCCGGATCTCCTTTGATGTATAGCCAGAGGGTGATTATACCAGATGCCGCTAGTAACAACAATACGTCCCAAAATGGTTGCCAGTTCTCGTACATGTCTAGCGCCTCCCGTGTCGTAGTCGGTCCCACCAGCGCATCACACGCCAGAATCTCCGGTGGTTCCTGTCAGTGTCTAGGAACCCTAGTTTGTCTCTCAACCCACAGAGAAGCCGTGAGTAGTTGTTGATGGTGTACTCTGGGTACACGAAGCCCTTCCGGCTGTCGTAGATGTCCCAGACGTGGTCCTCGTGGTTGTACCAGATTGTATAGCGTCCAAAGTTCATGCCAGTTTCTCCCCGTTCAAGTAGATGTCCCCACGTCGTGTGCATACGTCCACACCTAGTGCACGTAGGCGGCTCATGGTGGTCCGTGTAGGCCATGCAATCAGTGTCGACAGGACAGGCCTAGCGATACCGAAGTCGTCCACTGTGGCGATTAGGTAGCCGTGTAGATAGACCCTTGACGTATCGTCCTCCCGTAGGTAGGTCACCATAGTGTTTGCCAGTGACCAATTCTCGTTACGGTTAATTGCCGCTATCATTTGCTTTTCGATCTGTCTCATGCCTCTAGCTCCTCTAGTGCCTCTAGTGCCTCAGTAAATGCCTCGTGTTCAGTCTCCAGACCGTAGCACGTGAATGCGTGGAAGTCTACCCACTCCCCGCCGATGGGTGTTTGGAAGTTGAACATGGCGTTCTCGTTCCACTCAATGCGCACGTGTCCGTGTGTCCCGTGTTCTAGCTCTAGGTATTTCATGTCAATGCCTCCAGTGGCTCGTGTGTTGACTCACAGTTGGACACTCTAGCGAATGCCCAACGATTAGTCAACCTCCTATGCCGCGTCGTCAATATAGTAATCGTCTACAGTTGCCCACTCGCAGAGGTCAACGTCTAGACCGACGGACCGGAGCTGTGCCCCAATTTCCTGAATCTGACGGATCGTGTGGTTGCGGCGACGGACCAGCTCCAGATGCTTCTCGCTTCGCTGGTCAAAGCTGTCTTTCCATTCGTCCGATGCGTAGTACTCTGACAGCTCGTTGAGGTTCTCTGACCAGTCGCTGTAGTAGATGGCGTACATGGTGACAGCGTCTGACAGTGTGCGGTGGCTGTTCTCTAGTTGCTCGTGCATTCCGTAGTTGATCTGCTTAGTCATGATAATGATTCTCATTTGGGGTGGCTTCGGTCCCCGTCTCGCCATGTGTGTATGAAACCATAGGTCGACCCAGATGTGAAGCGTAAATATTCACACAAACAGACTATTGACCACTGATGTTGTTCCGTGCTAGTCGCGTGTGCGCGTGTAATAAATAGCTCGCGTAGCAAAACCCGTGCCAACCTATGGGGACCAACATAAGCCCACACACTTGTCAACCCATGCAAACCCCATGCCAACTTGCCCCATGCAATACTCGTGCCAACTCTGGTCGCTACCATAGGCCGCGCCCTGTGTCAACTTTTGTTGAAACCCGCGTAGAAACTAGGGTCGGGGGAGGGGTTGACATTTGTTGTACTTTTGTAGTAGCCACCTAGACACAAAATAAGGTAAAATTAGGAAAATTACCCCTAAATTAAACACATGTAACCTCTTGTTTTTACTCATGTTTGTACTTCTACTGCTTTTACCTCTAAAATAGCTTGACTTTCGTGTAAACTTATGGTATACTATTGTTGTAATCAGGGATAATTTATGTTATGACCGACGTTGTTAAAAAAAGAGGTCGTGGCAGACCCCGGAAGTCCGAAGTAGCCGCTGTAAAGCCCGGTAACAAGGGTGTAGTAGGCCGACCAAAGGGTGACGCAGCGATAATTAACGAGTACAAGGCTCGTATGTTGGCTAGTCCAAAGTCACGCAAGGTCCTAGAGACTATTTTTGATGCTGCTTTGGACCATGACCATAAGAATCAGGCTGCTGCTTGGAAACTAGTGATGGACCGTATACTACCAGTGGGTGCCTTTGAGAAGGACGTAGTAAAAGATGCTGGTCGCAACGCTATACAAATTAATATTTCTGGTGTTGGTTCTGTTGACGTGGGCACTCCTGAAATCATCGAAGGAGAAGTAGTAGAAGATGACTCTTAAGCATTTTACTAGAGAAGAATTCGATTGTCAGGTCTCCGGAACCAACAACATGGAACAGGAGTTTCTAGAGAAGTTAGACGAGTTAAGGGCATACTGTGGATTTCCTTTTGTGATTACTAGTGGATATAGACACCCGACACTACATCCAATAGAGTCAAGAAAAGATGTTCCCGGAACTCATGCCCAAGGGATCGCAGCGGACATAAAAATAACAAACGCTGCTGATCGCCTTAAGCTTGTCAATAGTGCTCTTAAGTTAGGATTCACAGGCATCGGTGTTGCTTCTGATTTTATCCACGTTGACACCCGTGGTACTACTCCTGTTATGTGGACTTACTAATGTTATACACAAAGAACAAGAACCTAACGGACACTTCTACGCAGACAATTGTAGAAATCCCTGCTGGTTATGTGGCTCATTGGAATATGGCATTCATAGCTAACCTACATAACTCTACTAATGACATTACGTTGTTTGTAGACAAGCCCAGCCCCACTCCAGACGTGTATATCTACAACGGTACTAACATATCCTCTAAGGAAAACCTGTTGATTGACGGTAATGCTGTGTTTGTTCTACAGCCCGGAGACATTATCAAAGCGTCTAGTGGTAGTGCAGGGAATGTAGAAGTAGTAGTTACCTTTGACTTGTTAGAAGCACCAACGGTGTTTAATAACTTCAATGGATCTTAATATAGAACTACTGCCGTGGCAACAGGATGTCTGGGCAGACGACACAAGATTTAAAATAGTAGCTGCTGGGCGACGTACGGGTAAGTCTAGGTTAGCAGCGTGGTTGTTAATAGTAAACGCACTTCAGGCGGACAGAGGCCATGTATTTTACGTCGCACCTACTCAGGGACAAGCCAGAGACATCATGTGGCAAACGTTGCTTGAGCTGGGGCACCCTGTTATCTCTGGCAGCCATATTAATAATCTGCAAATTAAGCTTGTCAACGGTGCTACCATTAGCCTCAAAGGTGCCGACAGACCAGAGACAATGCGAGGTGTCAGCCTTAAGTTTCTAGTCATGGACGAGTACGCTGACATGAAACCAGAGGTGTTTGAGCAGATCTTGAGACCTGCCTTGGCGGATCAAAAGGGCTGTGCAATGTTCATTGGTACGCCAATGGGAAGGAACCATTTTTACGAACTATACAAATATGCGGACTTAGATGATGACCCTACGTACAAAGCTTGGCACTTTACGAGCTATGATAACCCGTTGTTGGACCCCAGTGAAATCGACATTGCTAAACGCTCTATGTCTTCTTATGCGTTTCGTCAGGAGTTTATGGCGTCGTTTGAAGCCCGTGGGTCAGAAATGTTTAAGGAAGATTGGGTTAAGTTTAGTGAGTCTGAGCCGGAAGTAGGAGATTATTACATTGCAGTTGACTTGGCAGGATTTGAAGAAGTCAACAAGAAAAAGACTAAGAACTCCAAGCTTGACGACACAGCCATCGCAGTGGTTAAGGTCAATGAGTATGGTTGGTATGTTGACAATATCATATACGGTAGATGGTCACTTGACGAAACAGCAGCTAAGATATTTCAGGCCGTTAGAGATTACCGTCCCGTGTCGGTTGGAATCGAAAGAGGTATTGCTAAACA